AAGTCTGTTAAAAAGCCTTCAAAGAAAAAGGCGGCCAAGTAATAGTGTCAGCAAAAGGATCTCTAGAAGCAATTATTGAAGTTGCTAAAAAAGAAATAGGTACCATAGAAGGACCAAAAGATAACGAAACTAAATATGGAAAATGGAGCGGAGTAAATTTTGCACCATGGTGCCAGTCTTTCGTTTCTTGGTGTGCCTTTACTGCTGGTCTAGATCCTAAGAAATATCCAAAGTCAGCATCTACCGTTGCAGCATCTGATTGGTTTAAGAAAAACAATAGATGGGCAGACGCAAGAAATGATGACCCAACTCCAGGAGACTGGATTTATTTTGATTTTCCAGAAGATGGAGTAAACAGAATATCTCATGTTGGAATTTGTGTTAAGAATAATGGAGATGGAACCATACAGGTTGTTGAAGGAAATACTTCAGGAACAGCAAAGGGTGACCAACGTAATGGTGGCATGTGCGTAGAAAAAACTAGAGCATATGTTAAGAACAACAAAAAGAAACTTCTCAACGCTGTAGTTGGATGGGGAAGACCAGTTTATGTAGGAGAAGAAAATTTACCTCTTCTATCTAAAGTTGGATCAACTGATTCGCCATCAGCATCAGCACCAAAACCTTCTGTAGCAGATAAACCAGTAGTTAAAAAAGAGGCTACAGAGCCATTTAAACCCATCAAGCTTGGAGATAAGGGTGATCGTGTCAAAAAGCTACAATCATTCCTTAAACTAAAGGCTGACGGTGATTTTGGTAGTCTAACATTAACATCAGTAAAAGCATTCCAGAAAGCAAATAAGATTGCTGAGACTGGCATTGTTGATGAAAATACTTGGAAAGCATTAAAAGCTAAAAAGTAAAACATTATAAAAAAAATAACCCCTAGGCATTATCCTAGGGGTTTTTTATTGAGCGAGTGACCAGAATCGAACTGGCACTATCTGCTTGGAAGGCAGAGACACTACCATTATGTAACACTCGCAATTAAATGCTAGTTAGTAGTCTTCGTCTGATGAATCTGATTGCCAGTCTTGTTCAACTTTTTCATATGTAACTTCAAGGATTTCTGTATTTTCTGCAGATCCTATTAAGTCAAAAGAGTCAACTATGGCTTGTATATTATCGTATTTATTTATATCAACCTCAAGGCTGATATTTACGAAATATTTATTCATTCTCGTCCTCCACTAATGATGGCGGTGGTGTAAGTATTTTACCTTCGCTATGAAGATTTCTTATCTCTATTGCTTCTTCGCCTTTTCCTACACCATCTGCTATTAACATAAGCATATCATAAACTCTAGATAGCTGTATATAAATACCTAGAAGAATATTGTCGTTTTCTTCAGACATCTAATTCTCTTTTCATAATCTCGTATGTGTGTAATCCAACGTATGTTTTTTCATTACACTCTAGGCATATTAAATAAACACCATCATCGTCAAATCCAGAGAGCAATTTAGTAGTACACTCTGCGCCATGCCTATAACCATCTCTGTTATCTAGCCATGACCTAACGACTCTAATGTCTATAGTTCCAGTATTATCTATGTCCATACAATAACTGTATCATTTTGTAAGATTGATGTCAAACAATTTACACAGGCATTTGGTACTTTTGGATATCTACTTTTGGAAACTGTTCCATTAAATCTTGAGTCCTTGGAGTAAGGCCTTTCCATGCGGTCCAGTCCTCACCACCCCTAGACATTCTAAATGCTATTTCAGCATTGGTAACAGGATTTAGCAACTCCTTATTGCTGTTAAGTCCAAATTTTTCAAGTCTGGCTGGACCTAGATTTCCAATCATATTGATTTGGAATATACCGTAAGAATTATCTCCTGTTTTTCTATTACCATTGTATGCAAGAGGACGCCCATTGGACTCCTTTTTAGCAACAGCCCAGGCCTCCTTTAGGTCTCTACCCTCAAAGCCAACTAGGTATAATAAAATAACTAGATCTTCATTGGATAGATTCTTAGATTTTTTAAGCTCTTCGAGCTTAGCTTCTCTAAGTTCCCTAGTCTCAAGAATTTCCTTTAAGTGCTGGTATTTACTACTTTCAATAGAAAGTGGTAAGCCGACACCTAAGCTACTTACCTTTTTCAAAGGATTTTTAGTATAATTATCATAATCAATAGTAGTACCAAGCATGTTGCTACCAACTATAATTATCGATAAGTAACTAATTACTTTTATAATTAGGTTTTTACTCATAATATTAGTTTATCTGCTAAATTGGACCAAGTCAACTATTTTAAAAAAAATATCCATGTGGTAGACTTAATATATTCTGAAGCGAAGGATTTTATGCATATAAGCTTTTTTACGTCTGAGTCTGGATATAATGCCACTGTAGGGTATGGTCAGGCTGGGAAAGGCATAATATCATCATTACAGAGTCTGGGACACTTTGTTACACTTACAAACCCTAAAGCTGACATTCACCTAAATTTCGTACAGCCAATACACTATAAGTATATTAGATCAGATATTCATACAATTGGGTATACTCCCTGGGAATCTACTGAGTTGCCAATGTACTGGTTAGAAAATTTTAATCAATGTGACGAGGTATGGGCTACCTCCCCACTTGTTGCAGAATGGTATGTCGATGCTGGTGTAAAAAAACCAGTTCGTGTATATGAACACGGATTACACGATATATGGAAAGTACCAAGAGTAAGGGAAGTAAAAAATAAATTTAGATTTCTACATATTGGAGAGCCAGCCGAAAGAAAGGGCGGATCCCTAACAGTAAAAGCTTTCATAGAGTTATTTGGTGATAATCCAGATGTTGAATTAACTATAAAAGCACATGAAGCTCATACGATAAGACACAAAGATATATTTGGAAATTTTATAGACATATCTCAGAAGTATCCAAACATAAAAATTGTAAATCGTGAAATGGAAGACGAAGAACTTTTACAACTAATGTCAATGCACCACTGCCTCGTGTATCCGTCTTGGGGAGAAGGGTTTGGTTTTATACCACTGCAAGCAATGGCAACAGCAATGCCCGTAATTTGTACAGAGTCTTGGGCACCATATAAAGATTTTATAACTCTAAAGTTAGACTCAACACTTGGAGACTCTCCATGGCCAATAATGCATCCAGGGAAAATGTTTGAGCCAAAGATAGATCATTTGAAAGAATTGATGCTTGAAGCAATAAACAGTTACAGTAAATACTCCGCAATTGCCCTGAAAAACACAACTAAAATTTATGAGAAGTATAACTGGATAGATTTAACTAAAAAATCTTTTAGCCACCTAGCTTAGACTTGGCATCAAAAATTGTTTGTGCTAGACTTAGTAATCCAAATCAAAAATTAAAAAATCCTAAATGGGATAAGAAAGAGGCTTTATAAAATGTCATTACCATCAGCTTACCAAGAGTTTATCGCTCTCTCAAGATACGCAAGATATATAGATTCAGAGAATCGCAGAGAAACCTGGGGTGAGACTGTTGATAGATATTTTAGTTTCATGCTTGACCATCTTTTTGAGAACCATTTATATGAACCAGATACAAAGTTAATACAAGAATTAAAAAATGCTGTTTATAATTTAGACATCATGCCATCAATGAGATCTGTTATGACTGCTGGAGCAGCACTATCAAGAGATCACGTTGCTGGATACAATTGTTCATTTGTTCCAGTAGATTCACCAAGATCATTCGATGAAACAATGTATATATTAATGTGCGGAACTGGAGTAGGATTTTCTGTAGAATATAAATACATAAATAAATTACCACCAGTCCCAGAATTACTAGAAAAATCATCAACAGTTATAACTGTAGAAGATTCTAAAACTGGTTGGGCTAAAGCATACAGAGAGCTACTAGCACTTCTCTGGTCTGGTCAAATACCAACAATAGATGTTAGTAAGCTAAGACCTTCTGGAGCAAGGCTAAAGACAATGGGTGGAAGATCATCTGGACCACAACCACTTGTAAACTTATTTGATTTTACAATAAAGGTTTTTAAGAATGCTGTCGGAAGAAATTTAAAGCCAATTGAATGCCATGACATAATGTGTAAAATTGGAGAAATTGTAGTTGTTGGTGGAGTACGTAGATCAGCAATGATTTCTCTTTCTAATATCAATGACATTGAAATGGCACAAGCTAAGGTTGGAAATTGGTGGGAAAATAATTCACAACGTGCACTATCAAATAACTCAGTTGCATATTCAAGAAGACCAGAAATGGCACAGTTTATTGCAGAGTGGAAAAACTTATATGACTCTAAATCTGGAGAACGTGGTATATACAATGTTGCTGCTGCACAGAAGCAGGCAGCCAAGTATGGTCGCAGAGATCCTGAAATACACTATGGAACAAATCCATGCTCTGAAATTATCCTTCGCCCGTACCAGTTCTGTAATCTTTCAGAGGTAGTAATTCGTGAAAATGATAAAGTCGAGGACATATCAAATAAAGTAAGACTAGCCACAATCCTAGGAACATGGCAATCAACCCTTACTGACTTTAAATACCTTCGTAAAATTTGGAAGGATAATACAGAAGAAGAGCGCTTACTTGGAGTATCTTTAACTGGACAATTTGGGCATAAGTTTTTTTCTGGAAAAGAAGACATTAAAAAGCTAGAGTCTACACTTAATGGGCTACGTGAGTATGCCCGTACAATAAATTCAGATGAGGCCAAGAAAATAGGAATAAGCGAATCAGCAGCCATTACTTGCGTAAAGCCATCTGGAACAGTATCTCAGCTTACTGGAGTATCTTCAGGAATGCACCCTTGGCATTCTCAATATTATATTAGAACAGTACGTGCAGATAATAAAGATCCTTTAACAGAATTAATGAAGTCTTATAACGTACCAAACGAGCCAGATGTTATGAAGCCAGACTCAACAACGGTATTTTCTTTCCCAGTAAAAGCACCAGAG